TATTTACTACCTCATTGTCAATCAAATTAAGTACATATTTTCCATGAGCAAAGTAAGCTATATGATATTGATGCTGTGATCTCATGTCTTTATATACTCTTATTTCTGGATCCAGAACGTGTCTATGATTGGACAAATGTAAAGTATACACTATTCCTAAACACTTAGCAAGATCACAATAGTAATTTTCAAGAATTAAATCCCAAGGATTAGGCCAAGAATCAGGTTGTTCAACGTCAAGATAAAAAGGAGTAAAAGGACAAGTTTGCCACAATTGTTGAGTCATTTTTAATGCCTGTGGCAACGGCATCATATCTAACTGATTACGAAATGTTCTCCAGTGGATCAAACGCCCACTGGCAGATAATTTAAACATTAATTAAATAAACTGTGTGTAATTTAATTTTAAAGTCCCTGTTCCTGAATCAATCGAACATATAAGACTGTTTCCATTTGCAAATAAATTTGCTTTAATAGGAATCACAGTTTCGGTATAAGAATCTGAAAAAACATTATCAACTCCATCTGTAGTAAATGTAAATATGCCAAACCTTCGAGCTGAACTATTGCTTATTTCATAACGCAAAGCCGCTGCTGTGTTAGCTACTAAAGCGGAGATAACTGCGGGCGTGGTACTGACACTTACACCTCTTGCAGTTGATTGAATCAAGTTTCCTAAAAATAGACCGTCTAACAGGCTCGCCCCTGAACCAAAAACCTCACCAATACTGACAAATGAAATTGCTGAATCTTTTGAACTAATAGCCCCGGATTGCGGTCCATAGTAATTATTAAAGAGAGATATACTATCGATGTCGTTTAATACTAAAACAACATTAGCGAAGCGGTCAAATGTACTTTGAACAATATTAATTGCAGCAGTATCTGACCCAAAATTAACAATACCATTGCCACCACCTGCCAATTGACACGAATCTATTACGACAAATTTTGTTGAAGATGCATGACTTTTAATGTGTATAATATTTGAATAAACGCCATTACCTACATTAGATGAAAAATTGGTGTTTGTGATTTTGATATTACTTGCACTGTCAATATTGAACATTGGTGCGGTCACAGTGGCATTATCATTTAAAAATTTCATTCCATTTATTTCTATACTTTGCGGTAACACAGCTGAGCCAGTGCCAATTGATGGTCCAGAAATAAATGATGAATCGCATAAATTTGCTAAAGATATATTACCAAATTTAGCCTTAATTATACTACTGTTGATCCCATCGCCAACCAATCTTGCAAAAGGCGGAATCTGAATCGTGTTTGAAGTTAAATAGGTTCCGCCTGGAATGTAAATAGTTCTACGTGTGCGCGGATCTGTTAGATTATTAGTTGTTCTGTATATCTGTGTAATTGCTCTATTAATAGCTGCGTAATCGTCATCTATACCGTTACCGGTAGCACCAAAATCGCGGACATTAACAAAATCATCGAATTTTTGTTGGAAGCTTCTTGTTACTGGATTTAAAATACTGCTGCCAGTTTGCACAGTGTAACCCGTTACGTTACCGACAAATGTATATGCTCCAAGTAAAGCTGTGAGATCAGAATATTCTGTTAAGATTTCTGTGATTCCGAGACTTGGAGCGCCTTCGTCAAGTGTACCGTTTCCTATGTATAATTTTCTTGTGTCAAGACTCCAACCTAATTCAGCTGAAGCCAGCTGCGGGAGATCCTGCTCGAGTCCTCTACGATGTTGAATTCTGCTAATCTGCGTAACGGCCATGCTAAATCCTCAATTATTGTGTATTTAGCTTGAGAGATAGTACAGCTCAACTCTACGCATCCACTGATCGCTCCAGTAAGCAAAATCACCGGGCTCTAATACAAATTCTTGGTATTGAGGAGTTGCTCGATCGCTCTCAGGGCGGGCGCACATGAGAATAACTCCAGTATTGATCTGTGTTCCGTGTGTGTCGTTGTGAGCTGCCGCATATGCCGCGAGCTGTAGAAAATAATCGTCAATCCATTCTCTTTTTTTAGGCTTATTCGTTTGTTTAAAATCCATGATCGCAGGCTGTCCTTTCCAGATTCCGACACAATCAGTAGTTCCAGCATAAAGCCCAGAGTAGTATAAAGGTACCTCGCAACCCCAATATTCATCCACATGTTGTAACCCTTCTAATATAACCTGTGCTGCCATAAACCAACTTGGTTGTGCAAACGGATTTGTTGGAAATTCGCCGATGTCGTTATTCTTCACATAGCGTTCTAAGTATGTGTGCATTCTGGTACCACGATTGGCTGCTTCTGTGGTTATTTGTTGAGCACGGTCATGTCCTACACGATCTTTCCATTCGCGTAGTTTTTGTTTTGCTTCTTCGGGTTTAGTTCGGTCAAGTATAGTGGTGACAGAAGGAACACGACTGCCATCTGGTAAAGCATAATGTCGTTTGCCTTCAACACTTTCTCTTGATAACGGTGTATAATCGTATTTTTGAATGATCATTTATATTCTAAAACTTTCGCCGCATCCACAGCGATCCTTTTCTTTGGGGTTGATAAACTCAAATCCTTCGTTAAGCCCTTGACGTTTATAATCCATAGTTAGTCCATCAATATAGGGCAAGTCGCGACCATTTACATATACTTTTATTCCATTACTTTCAAAAGTCATGTAATCTTTTGTGATTGGAGGATTATCTACATACTCTAATTTATATGCCAGTCCACTACATCCTGTGGTACGCACACCAATCATGATTCCGTGTCCTCGACCACGTTTATCAATATGTTGTCGAACTTTACGTGCAGCTATTTCTGTTAGTATAATCATCAAAATGCCTTAAGTTTTTTCATGTTTAATTTAAATTGTTTGTTATGATCTATCATAACAGCTTTTCTAATAAATTCTTTTTTATCCTTTAATAAACTGTTGTTCAGTACTAACTTTAAAAGAAGAACGCTATCCATCCAATCCATAACAGATTCTGTGAAATTTGACGCAGTGACTATATTTTCTTTTAAATCTAAGTCTAATGTAAAATAAAATTTATCATGTTCTTTCCAATTTTGATACAAATTATCAACAAGCACATTATAGTTTTTGGAACCAATAAACTCATCTACCACACCTTCTAAATTAAACTCTATACCTTGTTTTTTGTAAACTTGGAGCGTGGTGTATATTATTGTGTACATTGTCATTTTTACAAAATCTAATTGACTAAAACTTGTACAAGATTTTGGGAAAGCTCCTCTGAAAAAATGTTTATTTTCAGATCTTTCACTGTTACTGTATTCAAATTTAAAGTTATTTTGATAATCTTTATCACGTGCAGCCGGACTTGCAGATAAAAGTTCGCTTATAAAAGGTTGTATAGTCACAGGGTGTTTACATATTTCTGACAATGTTTCTCGCCACGAGATCACTGTTTGCCCTGGCAATCCTTGTATAAGTTGAATTTTACAGTGTTTGTTTGGAAATTTTTTATGTAACTCATTAATAATGTTTAAATGCACATCCCACCCTACATCTGGTCTATCAATATTTTGTAGTACATTAACATTTATATCTTGAACTGAAAGTGTAAACCCTGCGTGTTCGGTTGAAAGATTGGCTTCGCCTATTAGGTTATATATCTTTAAATTATTTTCTTTTCTTAATTTACTAAAGTTACCGTCTATCTGAAATCCGGCGCTTTCATTTATATTTTTGTTAGCAAGATACGATATCATATCAACATCTTCGTCATATTGTCCAACATTAGCATCTGACAAGTATATTTTTTTTATTTCTAAATGATGAAATAAATCAATTTCATCTTTATATGTTCCTTTGCGTCTCGATACTTTGTTAGTCAATCCGCTATTCCAATCACAAAAAGTACACGAGTAAGGACAACCTCTGGTTAATTCATACGGAATGACCACTTCAATGCCTTTTTGGTGCAAATCACTTATCATTTGAGAAAAAAATTCTTTATTGTGCAGGTAAGGACTAACTTTATGCTGTGGAACATATTTAAAATCAGCAATTATAACTTTATTTTTTTCTTTATCAATCCATGCAATGTTTGATGTATTAAATGCTATCAATTTTTTTTTCTTGAGTATACTTTCTATAAGATCAGCAAATGATTGTTCTCCGGCACCGTACATTGCAAAATCAATGTACGGATACATATTAAAAAATTTATCATTAATGTTTACATCAATACTCGGTCCGCCTGATACTATGAGCATGCTTTGCGGTAATTTTTTATAAACTCTGTGTAATTGTTCAGTTATGAATGTGTGATTCCATATATAATGGCTGGTACATAAAATGTCAGGTTTGACACGATTACAATATTCAACAAGTTGTTCATCAGAACATCTTTTTTGAATAGGAAGTAACCATTCAATTTGATTAGCGATTTCAGGATTTGTCATATCTAAATGTGTTTTTAGATATAAAGCGGCTATTCCTACAAACAACGGATCTTTGCTGGTTCCTAAAGTATCATTGGCGTGATAAAAAAGAACTTTAAGCATTCTGCTTGGTTTTGTAATCTTCTAATGCTGCCTTTATTGCGTCTTCTGCCAAAATCGAACAGTGTATTTTAACTGGCGGTAGCGCCAATTCTTCAGCTATTTGAGTATTTTTTATTTGCCCTGCTTCTTCGAGAGTTTTTCCTTTGACCCATTCTGACACAAGTGAAGAGCTGGCAATAGCTGAACCGCATCCATATGTCTTGAATTTAGCATCAGTTATAATTCCGTCATTTACTTTAATTTGTAGTTGTAAAACATCTCCGCAAGCAGGTGCTCCCACAAGACCAGTTCCCACTGCAGGGTCATTTTTATCCAGTTTACCAACGTTTCTTGGATTCTCATAATGATCCAAGACTTGACCTGAGTAAGCCATATTTTCTCCTTAGTGTTATTATATATTATTTAACTGCGTTTAGCAAGAGCCGATTTGGCCATTGAGTCGACTGTTCGTTCTGGTGGAGTTCGTGGTGCATTTGGATCACCGGTTACTGCCTCTTCGTCGTCATCTGCAAATGGTGTAAGATACACATACTTTACACCAGTAGCGTCATCCTTGATATCTTTAATTAAAGATTTTAATGCTTCATTATTAGACATGGCCTGATCTAATGTATCTAAAGTGAATTGTGGGTGCTGCATTTGTACCAAATTAATTAGTGAATCGGCCCTTACTCTTGGTACAGCATGAGTGTCGTGAGCACGGTTCCTCATAGTTTCAAGAATATTCATTAAATCCATGATAACCGGATCGGCTGCTTCGTCTTCGAGGATCTCATCAATAGCATCCTCGACTATAATTTCTCGAATACGCATTAACGTTTTTCTCTACCAACAACATTTGGACCTGCCGCTGCATCGGTTGCAGCAAATTCATCAGTGTCCATATCGCTACCCATATCAGGTGGTGGTATTTCTCCTGGCATACCGGCTGGAGCAGCTCCCATACCCATTCCCATTGGTTGTGCAACTTGTTCACCGGCTAACGCACGAGCTGCTGTATCTGCGGTACCTCTTGCTGAACTTAACTGCTGAGACATATTTGCTAACAATGGTTCTACTGCTGCTTTGAATGCATCTGCTTGTTCCATACCAATTTGATCACGGATGGTGTCAAGTAGCGCCGGCATTTGCTCGTTCTGCATCTTGCTGACTTCTTCTAACATGTCCTGAATCGAATCAACCATGTCTTTGGCAGCAAGAATTGCTTGACTCTTGCCCATCTCGCTTTCCATAATAAGCTGTTGCTTGTTCTCTACCATCCAGCGATGCAAACCTTCACGTACCATCAGCAGTTCCATATACTTCGGATTCTTCTCTGCTACATGTACGCCGTGGCTTTGCTTGATTTTGTTAAGACTTTCTGTTAGTCCTCTTGCAAGCACATACGCACGTTTAAAATCTAAATTAGCATAGTCAATCTTTACGCCAAAACGGCTTTCCATTACTTTGTTAATTTTTTTTGCTGTGGGCTTGGTGCCCATTTCTGTTAGTCTCATAGCTGTTGTTCCTAAAGTTAAAGTATTTAGCCGAAATTAAAGTTTTTTTCAAAATCTTAACTGTATCTTTTCGTTGCATTTTTGCATGTGACAGTCGATTGAATGCAACATCTTTTTTGAAGTTATCAGTCTTTTTTGCGTACAGAGCGTTTTCGTAATATGCGATATCAGAACTTAGTTTTCCAATTTTTTTATCTAATTCTAATAGATAAGAAGAGTGTGCATATTGTCCTCTTGTTTCGTACAAACAATATAAAATTGCAGTAATTTTGTCCACAAAGTCATGGGTGTGTTTATCGTCAATTTGACTGACTTTCCAACATTGCTGATGTACTCCCTGAATCTGAAATGGGCCAACAAAAAACCTGTAGTCTCCTACTGGAATAACTACAGGTTCCGATCTATATTTTGCTAATTCTTGCTTGGTCCATGATTGTATATAATTAAGCCCAAAATCTGTAAACGCATCTCTTGCATCGTCAAATTTTCTTTTTGTAATAGATGCGCCCTTCATCATTTTTTCTATATAATATATCTTTATTAACCAATTGATTTGCAAGTAGTACTTCTCTTGGTGTTAAATCTTTCTTAGAAATTTCTTGCGACTCTACGAATTTTCCTAAAATGTCCGATTCTTCGTTTGTAATTGGTAATCTAACTTTATTTAATAGTTCTACAATCTTCATTTTTATTTTAGAATTAGTTGTACCATAACCATAATTAAGCCTGTTAGCAATGCTACGCCAAAAGCGGTGCCTACTGTAATCAATTGCCCACTACTTTTACTTGTAGCCTCGGCTGCTGATTCTGATAGTTTCGTGCGTATGATTATAATATGTTCTTCCATATTGGTCATACGCTGTTCTAATTTATCTAATTTATCTTCCAAAGCCTTGTATCTTTCGGCGCATAAATCCACGTGCGCTTCAAGGCTTGTTCTTTCGCTTGCTGCCATTTTTTACTTCTTTCTATAAAAATGTAGGGGTCTGTAAAATGATTTAGAAAATGTGCCATAAAGAAAAGTGCCTTAAATTGCCGGTGATTTAAACTGTATTTAAGTTAATTCTGCCAGTTTTAAAGTATATGTTTTTAATTGCACCATAAGGATAAAAAATTGGTAATATAAATCTTGCTGTTTCTTCTAAACCGCAAATGATTGGCACCTGTGCAAAGTCTTTATCCAGTCCACCAACTGGATCACTGTTTTCCAAGAATACATCTTCGTGCTCTACCCCAAAACAAAAAATCCATGCACGGTGTTTACCATAATACATCTCGCCAAATTCACTTAATTCGTCTATATCAAACTCAGCTGATACTGGACCTTCAATCAGTTGTGGTTGTGACCTTAATCCTATAACTTGTAATACAGTTTCCCAATTACGTTGTTGATCACGTTGTGTCTCGTACCCGGCCTGATGTCTTGTCATTCCAGTAGCTGTGATATCAACCAAGGTAACTCCAGTGTAAAATTTCATACAA